AATGGCCTCAACACCATTGCCCTGACGGTCACCGTGCCCGATTGGCACGAGCCCTTCCCCATCCAGGTGCGCATGGGTGCCGCCAACCCCCGCACGCTGGAGATGACTGGCCTCCTGCATGTGAGCCGCACTTGGTACCTCAATGGTCCCGTGATGGATCAGTGGACCATTTCCACGCTCAATGGCCCCATCCACGTGCCCGCTGGCACCCGCATTGAGACAGAAGACCTTCCCGAAGTGTGGGAGGCCAATTCTCAGCCCAGCAGCACTGGCAAGAAAGAGTGGTACGCCTATACCAATGGTCGCACTGCCTTTTGTTGAGAATTGTTACAGGCCCCTCTTCAGGGGCCTCTTTCGTTCTATTGTCTATTCATCGGCAAGCGCAAAGCGCTTTGTCGAAAACGCCAAAGGCGTTTCTCCGAGGCGCGAGCTTCACCACCTTCTTCTTCCCATGACTTCCTCCTTCATCGAAGACCAGCTCATCTCCATGGTTGCTCGCTTCATCTGCGAGGCCAAAGCTGGCGACACCCTCATGCTTCCCGCCATGGCAGCCCTCCACAAGCGCGAAGATGGCCGCATCTGCATGAGCCGCCACAACGGCCTGCCCACACCTCTGTGGGAGCCCCTGAGCCACCAAATTGTTGCCACCATTGTCCGGTGGAGTAAAGAAGATCTGCAGGCCGCCTGAGCGGCCTTTTCTCCCCTCCATCGCTCTCTTCATCATGCAAGACACCATCAACATTCTCGCGATCAGCACTAAAGGCAAAAGCCGCATCGGCAAACAGCTCACTATGGCCATTGTTGAGCAAAACCATCATGACAAGCTTTTCATTGTCATCCCTGGCACTAATCAATGTCGATGGATCAAAAAAGAGAATGATCCTGACTTCCGCATCATCCCAGAAGACTAATTATTCGTTTTTCTGTTAATTGCCATTTATTCATTTTCCCGCTATGTATACCATTCGCACTTTCACCTCCAACGGCTACTATTTTGACCCCACGCAAGAGATTTATCAGGCTGCACGTTTGAAAGATCTTATTTCTCATGTGCGTCAGTGCATGGAAGATTCAGAGTATCAAATTGGCATCTTTGACGACCAAGGCAAGTGCAAAGGCTTCTGGGTGGATGAAGCTGAACCAGAGGACAATGGGGAAGGCGAAATGGTCATGCAGAAGCCTGCCTATGTGCTTTATCGGCCTGGAGACATCCCTGCAGGCATCTGGAACGTTCACCTTTCTAAATTCAAGCGCTGATCATCATGATGAATGACTACGAACTTTTACGGTTTACAGAAGATTGGTGGGCAGATTTTGTGACCTATGAAGCCGAAGATGGTCGTGCCTATGCACAACATGTTTTTAATCACGTTCATAAACAGCATTTTGTTGATTTCCTGCGTGATGCTTTGATTGAATTTGGAGAACCAGAATGATTCTCATTGATTTCTTCTCTGAAGAGGCCTGTAAGGGCACTGAACTCGTGGAAGGCTGGTACTGGTACGAGGACGATGGGGAAGACGTAGGAGGCCCGTACAGGGACGAAAAAGCCGCCATTGCGGCGGCTGAATCAGGCTTGAAATGGTGAGGGTCCGGCTGGCTGTGTATTGGACCCGGCTGGAATCGTATTGGATCCGGCTAGGGGCGTATTATGGATCCGGCTAGGGGCGTATTAGGGCGTTTCTGTTATTTTATTTTTCTTAAATCTTTATATTTTAATTTTTTCTTAATATTATATTTTACCTGTCAACCGTAGAATATATCCTACCTGTCAACCGTAGAATATACTCTACCTAGTGACCGTAGAATATACTCTACCTGCCAGCCGTAAAATATTCTCCACTGCGCGACCGTAAAATATACTCTACCTTGCGACCGTAGAATATTCTCCACTTGTCCCCCGTAGAATATACTCCACTTGTCCCCCGTAAAATATACTCTACCTTGTGCCCGTAAAATATACTCAACCGTGCGACCGTAGAATATAGCCTACTCGGATTGTGACGGATTGTGACAATACGCCGATTCTCACCTGTCTCGTGGTAGGCGCGTGCGCCTGCGCGGTTCCACTTACGGGGGGCGATCACGGGCAGCAGCAGCGGCAGCCCCTACCATCCATGGCCCCCTGCAGCCCCTGGCCAGTGGGCCACCTTTGCAACTGGCCCTCTAGCCTGCCCCTTGGCTTGACGTGATACGGGGCCAGGCCCTCTAATGGGGGCATCCCGGCGAGAGCTGGGCCCACTCACCCCCCCCCGCGTCATGACCGTTACCACCCCCGCCCCCGCAATGACCGAAGCCGAGGGGCTCGCCTATCTGGCCCCCCGCCCCCGTTACACCGCCGCTCGCATCGAAGCCGCTGCCCGTGTCATTGGCAGTCGCATGATCCGCTTGTACAGCGAGGGCCGTAACGGTTGGACCATCCTATTTCCCGGCGGCCGCTGGAGGCCCTGCCAGACGCTGGCAGACGTGGCCGCTGCACTGCTGCGCGATCATGCCGCCGCTGCCCGTGCCCGTGCCGTCAAGGCTGCAGCCGCCGCCCCTGCCGCCCCTGCAGCCCCCGCCCCTGCAGGCCCTGGCCCTGAGCTGCCCGACTTTGTCACCTGCCAGCAGCAGCAGCAGCAGCCCCAGCAGGGGGGGCAATGGCGCAACCCTGCCCGTGGTGGTCGCGTGGCCTGGGATGAGCCGGGGGAGAGTGCTGCAGACGTGGCCGCCCATAATGCAGCCCTGGCCCGTAAGGTTGCTGCCCCTGCCCCCTGCAGTTACGATCCCCGCCGGGCTGAATTCAAGCCCCAGACGTGCTTTGCAAAGGCGGGGCCCTTGGTGGCCCCTGGCCCCCTGGCCCGTAGCGTGGCCCCTGCCCGCATCCCTGCAGACGTGGCAGCCCTGCTGAGCCGGTTTGGCCTGACCGTTGAGGGCCTGCTGACCGTTGGGGCCAGTAATGGCAAGTTGGCCAAGGGGGTGGCCAAGGCGTGGCCCGTGATCCTGCACCACCTGCCAGCCCGTGCCCTGGCCCAGGCCGTGGCAGGCCCTGCCCCTGGCAGCACCGCCCCCCGTTCCCGCATTGATGGCCTGCAGGCCCTGGCCCAGCGTGAGGGGGTGTTCGGCCTGGCCATGGCCCATAACGGTTGCCCCTGGGCATCTCAGGGCTGCGCAGCAGGCTGCCTGGCCTGGGCTGGCCATGGCGGCATGAGCGTTACCGTTGCGGCTGCCCGTGCCCGGCGAACGCTGGCCATGCTTGCCGGGGGCCCTGTATACTCTCGCGCCATCCTCTGGGCCCTTGCCCGTGCCTACCGTCAGGCCCAGGCTAAGGGGCTCCCCCTGGCCTACCGACTCCGGGGGACGGATGACCTGCACTGGCACTTGGCCCGCCTTACCGTCACCCCCGCAGAGGCCCAGGCCCTGGCCCGTCGTTACGGGCTGCCCGTGGTTCCCGGCGAGGGCATGACGCTGACTGAGGCCCTCTCCCTGGCCCCTGCTGGCAGCATCCGCCCATACGACTATTCAGCCGCCCCAGTCGATGGCGCCTTTGGCCTAAAGGCACAAAGGGCAGCCGGGATTGATACCACCTGCAGCCTTAAGGCTGACCGCCCCGGGGGCGTCGACGTGGCCATCCAGGCCATTGCCGCAGACTTTAGGGTGGCCGTGCCCGTGGCCCTCGCAAAGGGCCAGCCCCTGCCCCTGGCCCTGCTGCTGCGCAGGGGGCCAGACGCGCCTGTCTGGCGCCTGGCCTGCATCGACGGGGATGCCTCAGATCACCGCTGGGCGGATCCCCAGGGCCCCCAGCCCGGCGGCTTTGATGGCGTGGCCGTGATCCTCCGAACAAAGCGCAGCAGGGGCAAAGGGCCAGAGGCGGATGCATTCTCCCTGCAGTCCGTGATGGGCGCCTGGCAGCCCCTAGCAGGCGGCGGTCAGGCAGCCCTCAGCTCCACCCCCTGGGAGGGCTGATCAGCCCATAGGCTGGCCCGCACTTGCCCCCCGTTACCATGGCGGGGGGCTTTGTTTGGCTTGATGAAGGGAGAATTCATATCAGAAATGGCAATGATACGATTCCGTATCAATCACAATCGCTGATCAGTTGCAAATCTTAACACAGAGCAGTAGTACGCCTGTACTATTTCAGGGGCGCGGGGTATCCCCAATTAGGAGCGACGTAATTTTTCATCCATTTTTTTTACCCCCACGTGCGATAAACGCAGTGCCCACTGAACGAACGATCTAAAACTGTACGAGGAGGAGTGAGTTCACTACGACTGTTCGCAATCTCACGGTTGTTTCAGGATGAGAGCAATGGCATAGAGAGTGCCAATGAGAATTATTGAGAGGCCGATAATTACGCTCCAGGAGGGATCAGTTGGTGAAGCGAGAGGATGAAGCACCATTATTTTTGCCATTGTGGCCGCTTTGTGAAGGTAGCTCCCCCAGGAGCGTCATTCATGCGGCCTTTCTTTGTCTCACTATTGTCTCATTTGAGACTCACTTAAGACTGGTGGCAGCTACGCACACTATGGACGATCAAACTACTAACTAAAAACGATGGTTAAAGAGGAAGGGAGGGGAGGGAGCCTTATGATCGTAGTCGCTTGGGGCTCTGCTCGTTCGGCTCCAGCAAAGGCTACTTAGAAGAAAGTAGTTAAAGGGAGGTGGTGGAGCAGAGCCGCTTAGGCATTATCGCTTGGGGCTCCCGCTCGTAGCGGCTCAGCAGAAGCTTATAAGCTGCTCGTAGTGAAGCCTATACGCTACGCCTATTGTTAGTGTAACGTCCAGTCTCATGAGACGCGAATGAGACTCAATGAGACAGTAGTCATAGTCTGAAATGTGACAATTAACAAACTGTCTTTTATCAGCAAATCAGGACAAAAACAGAGCAAATAAGTGCCGTTAGCATGGTTTCTCCTTCTTGGTTTCCATGGGATACAACGACAGTCGCACGGGCTATGCCACAGTTGTCAGTCATTGGCGAGTGTTTGTTCCGTCAGAGCGCGTGTGGAATCGCATTGTCAGAGAATTGCCAGGAATGTTGAAGCCGCCCAAGGAAAGCTTCTACCGCCCGCGAGTGGCAAGCATTGCTGGCCATCAAATTGACCTTCTGGACTGGCACTTAACAATGGAAGACAAGGAGCCGCTCTGCTGCTATCCTGACTGGTAGCCTCTCTCTCCTCATGAGCACTGCCAATCAGCTTCTCTTCTCCATTGCAATGGACACGCACCGTGAGGAGCTAGACGCCACGAGAAAGCGCCTGGAAGCGTTTGAGCTGTGCCATGACAAAGTGACTGCTGCAGCACTGGGCTATCTCCTTGCCAAGGAAGAAGCAAAGAAGGAAGCGGAGGATGAGTTTGAGATTTACACGCGCATTTGCGCCATCATTGATAGCTGCATTGACTGTGACGGCAGCTACTACACGGAAAGTGCAACGGAAGCTATTTTTGAAGCCATTTACGCCTGGCTGATTGGCCACACGGAAAAAGGCTTTGAGCAAGAACTTACTAAATTATTTAAGCCTTATATTGTGCAAAAGTAACATTTATTACGCTTTTCTTTCCCCATTGCTCTTAGTCTTAAATAAGACTTGGCTAAGACCACTATGTGGGACGATCTTCCTTCCCCCTTTATGGTGGGGGCTATTAAGATTTGGCCCGTGCATAGTCGGCCTGAGTTTCAATGGTTTGTGGCTTACGAAGGTAAGCCGTTTTATTTCCGCACGAAGAATAGCGCCATCCTCTTTGCTAGGGACAGGCAAGCCCTTGAGGATTCCGAAAATCTTTGTGACTAAAGCCAGGGACTAGGGAAGTTTGAGCTAGGCTTCCTTCTGTTGATCGCGCCCGCATGAGCGGGCTTTTTCGTCTTATGAAGCTGAAGGAAGGAGCGAAAGCAGACAAGATTGCCCGCACAGGACGAGTCCAAAATTGGATGGATGATACAAATGGACGCCTGCCCGTATCTTGCACTGTTTTTGTAGTTGAAGATTCAATGGAGGGGGAAGATGGCATTGAAGCATCTTGGCGCTTTGTTTCCCATGGTCTGCGCAATGGTGCGGGGGTTGCTGTTCATTTGTCTAATTTGCGCGGCAGGGGTGATGAAAATGGCAAAGGCCTGGTGGCAAGCGGCCCTGTAAGTTTTGGCAAGATTTATTCCACGCTGAATGAAATTTTACGTCGTGGTGGCATTTATAAAAATGGTGCCGTAGTGCTCCATCTTGATTACGATCATCCTGATGCTCTTGATTTCCTGAAAGCTTCCAGGCAAGAGCTTCCATGGGTGAAGCGCTGTCTCAATGTGGATGAGCATTTCCTGGAGCGCTCCTCTAAGGAGCTGATTGATACGTTGCTTAAGGGCATTGGCACGGGCGACATCTGGCTCAATAAGATTCGCTACAACGCAATTGGAGAGCGCATTCGTGCCAATGTTTGCCTGGAAGTGTATCTTCCCCATCGTGGCACTTGTCTCCTGCAGCATGTCAACATGGGTGCCTGTTCCATTGATGAAGTGCAAGGAGCTTTTGTGGAAGGCATGAGGCAGCTTTGTGAGCTGCATGGTGGTACTGGCGTGGGCGACACTGGCGAATACCTTCCGCCGCTCGTTGACAAGCAAGTGGGTCTGGGTATGCTTGGCCTGGCAAATTTTCTCTCTCTCCATGGCATCTCCTACGCTGACTTTGGTAAAGCCCTTAAGGCGTTCAACCAGGAAGACCCGCGAGACTGGTATGAAATCATGGACAAGCCAGCAGGTAATGCCGTTTTTGCCATCTATCAAGGGATTAGCGGAGCGGCTGAAGTGGCTCGTGAAGCAGGCATGGAACGGGCGTTTTGCATTGCACCCACGGCGTCTTGCTCTTATCGCTATTTGGATAGTAAAGGCTTCACCACGGCTCCTGAAATTGCTCCTCCTATTGCTCGCCTCGTTGATAGGGATAGTGGCACTTTTGGTGTTGAATCGTTTGATTATGGTGATGTTGAAATTGCAGCAGAAGTTGGCTGGGCTAGTTACAAACTGGTTGCAGACGAACTAGTACGGTTGTATCAAAACTCTGGTCTTTTCCATGGCTATTCATACAACTCGTGGAGCGACATTGTTATTTACGACGAAGCGTTCTTGAAAGATTGGCTAGAATCTCCTCAGACAAGCCTCTACTATTCGCTGCAAGTTCTCCCGGACACGCAACGAAAAGATGATGCTTATGCTGCCTTAGACGACGAATTTAAGACTATGTTTGGAC